TGAAGGCTATGCATCTCACAGGACCGGAGATTGAGGCTCTTGCCACGGGAAAAGAGATAGAATCGCCAGGGGAAAGGCGTGAGTTTGAGGAAAAGTTGGAGCGATTGAACTTAAAAAATAAATGTCCTTAGAATGTAACAAACAAAAATGTTTTCACTTACAACCTCTATTACTTTTGCGGCGAATACCAAGCGTTTCAAGAAGTTTGGTAGAAAGATGAAGAAACAAAATGACACCGACGTGGGTAAGATCCGTGAAAAGTTATCGGATATTAGCCGCGATGAACAGCGACGTGTCAAGGAAATCTTCAGAGAACACCAAGAGTTCTTCAAGGGTTCCCAGAAAAAGGAAGAAGTCTCTATCGATTTTTTCGAGAACTAAACGCAAACCATAGCGTACATAAGACAAACCCAAACGCCAAGGGTGTGTCATCAAACTGATGTGCCATGAGAGCACTCACAATACTATACTGCACCATGCGTATTTCCTGTCTTGTTTTAGACATGGACCTCTTCATGGCTGCTTTGGATTTCTCCAAACCCAAAACAGCTGTACTAATATTTCGTATTTTCGCCGGCATTTCAGCCGTCTTCATAAGAGCATCTTGGATGTCTATGGATTCCACAAACTGTTGTTTGATCATAGGTTCCAAGTATGTGAAGTAGTTAAACTCTGGATCCAAATTGAGACATATTCCTTCTATGAGAGAGAAGGATTTTGCTAAATATATAAAACTTGATGGTACAACAAAAGGTTTTTCAGCTGCAAGTTGTAACGCTATATCATCATTTACAAAATTTGTACCATCGAGAGTCTCCAGGTAACTCAAAACTGTTTCAAAAAAGAGTTCTATGTCTGAAAGATCTGATGTTGTGGGAACAATAACTTTGAGATCTACAAGAACTTGTACAATACCTTTTGTATCTTTATCAATGATACATCGGAATATTTGTTTGAACCCATTTCGGAGTTCTTCAGAAAGATTTATGATGAGTCCAAAGTCATAAAAGACCAATTTCCCTTTGGGTGAAAATCCCAAATTACCTGGATGTGGATCTCCATGAAAGAAACCCTTATCCATTGTTTGAACCACATACGAATTGATGAGTGCCTCGCATATCTTCTTCTTATTGACATTGGGATCAGTGACTTCTGTAAGTTTTTCAGACTCTACATATTCCATAACAATTGTATCGTCTGTACAAAGTTCGGTATACACTTTTGGAACTTTAACCCACTTGATATCTTTCATGTTCTTTCTGAATCTCACAGCGTTATCAATCTCCTGTGTATAGTCCGCTTCACCCAAAAGATATTCTATAGATTCATTCAGTACATACTCTGAACTATTCCCAGTATCAACACCAAATTTTTCTAATATACGTACAATTTCCCTAACATTGTCTGTATCATTCTTCATGATGTTATAAATGTCGGGGCGTTTGACTTTGACGATGACATGCTTCCCATTCTTGAGTTTGGCACGATGTACTTGTCCAATACTCGCGGATTTGAAAGGTTCTTTGTCAAAGTATTCAAACATATCTATATTTACAATGTCTTGTACAACGTCGTAGTCCACGGGAGGAACATTATCTTGTAAAGATTCCAGTTGTTTTGTAAATTCGGGTGGATATAGATCCGCTCTCGTTGAAACGATTTGTCCTAATTTTACAAAAGTGGGTCCGAGGTCAAGAAGTTGATCCCTCGTCCATTCACCGAGTTCAGCTTTATTTTGTACAAACGTATTCTTCCATAGAAATTTGGCGGCAAACTTCCAGGTCTTAGCCTTTTGGTTTGGTATCACTCGCATGGGTCTATGACTCGCGACGCATAGCATCCTATTATACAAAAATCTTTTATTTTTTTAACTTTTTTAAAATATCTTAGGTTACAATAAATGCCAAAGCTCTCAAACTTCCTTGGTCCAGTCAGTAGTTCAACTGAAGCTGTCATCAAGGCGCAACCAATCATCTTTACACTCATCATCTTGTATCAGGGTTTGTTTTCGGGTAATGCAATCAAGATTCCCAAAAATCTCAAGACTCTCTTCAACAGTAAGACATTCCGATTCTTATCAATCATGTTGATTGCGTTTAGTGCAACTCAAGACATTGAGTATGCCCTAATTTCTACCGTGATCTTCCTTGGTGTTATGTATGCTCTCAAGACTCCTGAGGAGAGAAAAGAATCTGGATTAATATAAATGTGGCAAGTATTTATAATTTTGTATTTGTCCTATCTCATCCTCGGTCCACATTGGGAAACCAAACTTTTGAAGGGTGAAAAGTTAGCTTTCGTAGACAGCGCAAGTGAACTTGGTCGTCGTTCAATTTTCATTTCATATGTGGCACTTCTCTTCGTTGCATGGTTCTTCTATAAACCAAGCTCAATTACATTCATGAATGCTCTCATCATGGCAGGTTCTGCTACAATTGGTTTTTATCTCAAGTATGGTCCAGAAACTGTACCCATGCACCTTATTCTTGTGAGTTTTCTCATTTACTCGGGACAGAAATATATGAATCCTCAGTTGTGGGTAACATTGGGACTCATTGGATTTTACACGCTCACACATGAAAAATTATATATCGGCTAAAAGTAGAATGAAGATTCATATTGTTGGTGCCGGTCCAACTGGAATGTCCCTCGCTTGGGAAATACTCAGGTCGGGTAATCATGATATTACAATTTATGATAGAAAGACATCTGCGGGTGGATCTTGGTGGGAACCCGAGGGTGAACTCCGAGATCTTCACGCACACAGAATAGTTTTCGATAAAGCTTTTGTAAATACTCACAGTCTTTTTGAGGAGATGGGACTACAGTGGAATGATATATTTGAACCAGTCGAAAAAGATCTCTATAGTTTTATGTTTCGCTCACTTAAATTGAAAGACTATGGTGCACTCACATCACTTGCGGTGAGGGTTCTTGCTCAACCTAAAAAGTACAAAGGTATTTCCCTCAAAGAGGCTCTTGGTGAGATCACAGATGGAGGTCAAGCTGTACTTGAACACCTTCCCCTTATTATGGATGGTGTGACTTGGAACACTATGTCTGCGTATGAGTTTGTCAAGAGTTTTGATTACGTTGGAATGTCAAAACAGTATACACAGAAGGTATCAGGTCGGGTTATGTGCGATGCCATGCAAAAAGCCCTTGAAAAAGTGGGTGTAAAATTTCAATTTGAAAAAGAACTCATGGGAGTTGAATACCTCAAGGGTGGTTACAATGCTGAATTTACAGATGAAACTACAATTGATGATGGAATGCTTTTTCTTTGTTTGGACAACAGCCCAGCCCTCAAGTTCCTTGGTGACAACTGGGGTCCAGATGCAGAGAAGAAAGTGCGAGAGAGTACTTATGGAGCCATCAATATCCTTTTTGACTTTGACGAACCCGTAGAACTTGGTGATGATCTTGAAATCGCAGCTTCAACAAAGTGGAATCTCCAACCTGTTGTCCTCGCTGATGGTTATACAGTATCATGTGTTATTTGTGATCTGACAGAAGAAATACTCACAACACCACCAGAGGAATTGAGAGTAAGAGTTCTTGAAGAATTACAAGTTCCACTTCCCAAACAAATTCGTTTTGGATGGGGTGCTAATTGGGATGGTGAACGTTGGCAATTCACACAATCATCTGGGGTTCTCAGTCTTCACGGACAACTTCCATTTTTCGGAGAATGTCCCAATGTTGCCATGTGTGGAATGATGTCTCCAAGAAATACACCTTACTCAAGTATTGAGGCAGCTGTGGAAGTATCAAGATCTTTGAGTCACTTTACATTTGGAACACGCGAGCCATTGAGTCCCCTCCTCCTCACACAAGTTATATCAATTACACTTTTGGTGCTTATAGTTTTAATTCTAATTTATCGTAACAGAAACCAATGAAGTTTTTAGCCAAAGTACATACACCCATGTATGACCATAACGACAAAAAGTATATTCGTTTGGTCATTCCTGAGAAATGTTCGGATATTATACGACGGATACAAAATAATAAGTCCAGTCTTATCCAAAATAATCACATTGATGACCCATTAGATGGACACGTACTCACCATGAAAGTTCCATTTCGTTATAGGAGAGTGATGTGTGAAGTTCAAGGACGACCTGTTCAATCTCTTATAAAAGATGATGAAATTGAAGTTACCACAGAGTTTACAGGTGTTTGGAATGTTGGTAACTATAGTGGATATTCTTGGAAACTTGTGTCTATTAAAAGTTAAAGTCTAAGTATATTAAATGCTCACGCGTACAGGTTACCTTGTGACAGAAGGACCAATCCAGGAAATTAAAAAGGAGCTGACAGTAAGACCACAGGTTAATAGCGACTATGGATTTCCTCCGCCACCTTTCAAAGTTTTTAGAGCAGCTAAGAATGGAGTGTGCGTTCCAAGATTCTACGGAGTTGATAAAGTGGGGAAACCAAAAGAAGATAGACGTCCCGAGCCAGCAAGATCAAGTGCAAAATTCGTTGGTCAGCTCCGAGATGCAACCCATCAGAACGAGGCTCTTGCTGCGGCTATTAAAGCAGGTCATGGAGTTCTCTCACTCCCATGCGGGTATGGCAAGACCACCGTATCCTTGGCGATAGCATGTAAGTTGGGCTACCGCACAATGATTGTTGTCCATAAACAGTTCTTGGCGGATCAGTGGAAAGAGCGCATTCAACAATTTTGTCCAGGTGCTACGATTGGAATTGTTCAACAGGATAAGAAGGAGGTTGAGTGTGATTTTGTCATAGCTATGCTTCAATCCCTCTCCCTCAAAGAGTACTCCTTCAGTGACTTTGACTCTATTGGGACTCTTATTGTGGATGAAGCTCATCATATTTGTGCGAAAGTGTTCAGTCAGTCCCTTTTCAAGATGTGTCCCAAACATATCTTTGGTCTTTCAGCAACGCCAGAAAGAAAAGACGGTCTTACGAAGGTTCTTCATTGGTTTATGGGACCCACATTCTTCGCAGTGGAGAGAAAGAATCAGGAACAGGTTGAGGTTTTCCCTGTGACCTATGAATCATTCAATTATAGAAATCCTCCACCGTCAATGAGAAATGGTAAAATTTCAATGCCAAATATGATCACAGAAGTTGTTGAAGATAGGAAGAGAAACCAAATGCTCGTGGAACTTATCAAAAAGGCTTCAGCGGGGACAAGGCAGCTGTTAGTTCTCAGTGATAGACGGTGGCATTGTGAGATGCTTCACCAATGTTTTCCCAAAAGTTCGGGGCTCTATATGGGTGGTATGAAAGAGGCTGACCTCCAGGCTTCATCCAAAATGAAGATCATTTTTGCAACATTCTCACAAGCCCATGAGGGTCTTGATATTCCAACTCTTGATACAGTCATTTTAGCGTCTCCTAAGTCCGATATTACACAGAGTATTGGTCGTATCATGAGAGAGACTAAAGGCAAAAAGAACAATCCACACATCTATGATATCCACGATCCATGGTCTATGTTTACTGCTATGTACTATAAACGTATGAAAGTATATCGTCAAGGTGGTTTCAAAATACACGGAAAGGTTGCGGAAGAAGAAAAGAAAGATGAGTTCCCTCAGGGAAAGTGTCTGTTTTTATAATCTGAATAATAAATAAATGTCTGGTGCATTGATTCAACTTGTCTCAAAGGGTGTACAAGATGTTTATCTTAACAGTGAAGAAGGTCACTCATTTTTTCGTATGAAGTTTACAAGACACACGAATTTTTCACAAGCTCCAAAACTAATTAAAACTATTACAGATAAAGACCCAGTTTTTACAGTCCCAGTCTTAGGAGATCTTGTAAACTGTCTTTGGTTTGAAGGTGTTGACAGAAATTCAAATGTTTCATCAAATCTTCTTTTCAATTCAACAATTGATCTTTATATAGGTGGTCAAAAGATAGATTCACAACACTATGACTACTATGCGGACATTTGGCCAAACTATTTGGCGGAAACTTGGGCGAAACAAGAAGAGCTCACAAATAAAACAAGTATTTCTAATAGAAACTTTCAACCACTTCACTTCTTTTTCTGTGACAATGGGGCATTTTTACCTCTTGTATCTTTAGCACATCATCAAGTTGAAGTTAGAGTCAATTTTAATGAAACAAGTCTGAATGGGTATGATACATCTCAAAAACGAATAAATGTTTATGGAAACTATATATACTTGGACAAAGAAGAAAGAGAATCACTTGTAAAACGACAAATGGACTTTATTATTACACAAACACAAAGACTTGAATTTCCTGTTTCTAATGTAGTTGACAATACAATCCAAACGGGTGGATATAACGATTTAGATTTGAGTGCACTTAATCACCCCGTGAAGTCTATATTCTTTGGATATTCTGCAACAAATATTGATCCAACAAATGATCGTTTTACATTCAAAAATGCCGATATACATGTAAATGGAACACCTCTTCTTGAAAATATGAGTCCAATATACTTCCATACGGTTCAAAATTATTACAAATCAAAATATGGTAAGACAGATTTTAGAGTTGATTCAGATGATTTAATGTATACAAGATATTTTGCTTATCACTTTGGTTTAAATGTATCAGATTACAATCCATCTGGAACGTGTAATTTCAGTAGACTTGATAATGCCAAACTCATACTTCGTGGTGTAGAAAAGGGGATTCTTAGAGGAGACCAGGCTGATATGTATGTGTACGCAGTAAATTATAATGTACTCAGGATCAAGGATGGATTGGCTGGAATTTTATTCGGGAACTAAAGTATAAATGGGTAGAACCGCCAGATTTGAACAGATTTATGTGGCAAATCTTGATGCAGAACCTATTGAACAAGAAACTCTTACAGGAGTCAAGAGTATTTTGACAAAAGAAATAGAAGCGAATGAAATTCTTATTGTTGAAGAACTTGGTACAAAGGGTCGTATTGGTATAGCCAATACTGCACCAACAAAATCTTTATCCGTTGGTGATAAGTTTTTTGTAGATGAAACAGAAACAATTATTCTTGATCTTAAGGGGCGTGGTCGGGCATCTCGTTTCTTTGTTGATGACCAATTGGCTATAGGAACAACAAATCCAACAAAGGCTTTTCAGGTTGATAGTGGTGGATCAACAAAGGTAAGTATTGATGTTACGGGTCGTGATCTTATGACTGTATCTGGTAATCTTGTGGCAACTAATGTAATTGTAAATGACAAACTTACACTTGGTGGTCCAAATGTTTTTATAAGTGGTAGTTCCGCCAATGTTATAAGTGTTTTTGGTGGTATAAAAGGTACAAATGTGTATGCTACATCGAATTTGAATATAGGTTCTAATATTGCATTATCCGATGAGGGTTCTAACGTTGCACGAATATATGGTAATATTTATCAAGAAGGGTATTTAAACATACTTGGTAATATCTCGGTTACTGGCAATATTACGATTACAGAAACTGCCACTTATATTGCATCACAAGATTTGCGTGTAAGTAATGTAATCATTCATTCGGGTTTTGGAAATGATGTTTTATCTAGAGAAACGGCGGTTGTTATGACACCTGGTGTGG